ATTAAATTTATAGAGATGTTACCAGACCCGAAGACAGGAGAGCCAAACGAACTGGCAATGTTCCAGAAGTTCATCATCGGTTCGTTATATGGTTGGCTAGACCATCACGGGAATAGACGATATCAAAAAGCGTATATATCTATGGCTCGTAAGGGCGGTAAATCATTACTCGTATCAGGTATAGCCTTGTACGAGTTTTTGTTTGGTAAAAATCCGAAGTTCGGAAGACAGATATATACAGCCGCGAACTCGAAGGAGCAGGCACGCATCGTGTGGGGTATGGTCAGGAAACAACTGACCGCTATACAAAAACAGTCTGACTGGATAAAAGGTGCAACTAAGATTACGGAATCCCGATTTGAAATATTCAACGAAGAGGATGAATCTTTGGTTAAACCATTATCTAAAGATACATCCAGCTTGGACGGATTTGAGCCGCTTATAGGGATACTGGATGAATATCACGAATCCAAAGACAATAAGATGATGGAAGTATTAGAATCCGGTCAGATTCAACTGACCAGTCCTTTGACGATAATTATATCCACTGCCGGATTTTATTTGAATGGCCCGATGTACAAGGAATACGAATATCTGAAGCGGATACTTCTTAACGATGAATTGAATGATAATTATTTCACATTCATAGCAGAGCAAGACAGCGAATCAGAAGTGCACGATAGAAACATGTGGATTAAATCTAATCCGTTACTTGAAGTCGTAGCGCAGAGAGATACGATTGAGAAAAACTTACGCAAGCGACTTGATGAAGGGCTTCAGAAAAATGATCTTGCGAAGATATTAGTTAAGAACTTCAACTTATGGCAAAACGCTGGCTCTGATGGATACATCAAACATACAGATTGGCTGGCATGCAAAACTGAAGAGCCGTTCAGTCCGAAAGGGAGAGAAGTTTATTTAGGTATCGACTTATCACGTAGAGATGACTTAACCGCAGTGGCGTTTGTCTATCCTTTAGAGAACGAGAAATACTTTGTAGACTCTCATGTGTTCGTTGGCCATAAAGGTGGCATACACGCTAAGTCTGAGCGGGATAAGATTGATTATGAGCAATTAGTCAGAACAGACAAAGCGACACTCACAGACACTGTTAGTGGAATTATAAACGACCAGCAAGTGTTTGACTGGATGATCAATTTCATCGAGGACAATCAATTAGATGTCAAAGGTATTATGTACGACCCTTACGCTGCATCTAATATACTGGTCAGATTTGAAGAATATAACTATCCATTAATCGAAGTTGGTCAGTCATATATGAATTTGAGCGAACCACTTAAACAGTTTAGGTTAGATGTTTATGAAGGCAAAATAATTCATGATGGAAACCCGAACTTAAATATTTCGATAAATAATGCCGTTTGTAAATTCGATAACAATGGAAACATTATGTTGGATAAAAAGATTAACAGAGAAAAGATTGACCCACTCGTAGCGTTGACCACTGCGTTCACGCAAGCGATGCATCACGAAGAAGGAGACAATCTTGAGAAATATATAATGAGTTCAGATTTCGGATTCTAAGGAGTGAGAACAATTAAAAAACCATCATTATTACAGCTATTACTTATGAACCTGGCAACGATATTATTCGTGTCAGGATTAGTTTTTATAAACGTAGCGATGTATTATATTTTCGATACTTACATCGGATTATTGACAACTGGCATCACGCTGCTTGTGGTTGGATTAATCATCAATCATGAGCAGTCCATCACTACGGGAAGGAGGTAACTAAATGGGACTATTTTTTAATCGAGGTTATCCACATAACGAAGAAGAAGCGGAGTACCTACTAAGTACTTTGCCAGGCTTCACCGGTATCGGTCATCATGAATACACTTACGACCAAGCCTTGGCTAATTCTGACATTTTTACAGCTGTCATGAGTATTAGTTCGGACCTTGCAAAAATGGATATTTTAGTGAAGAACGACAACGTGCATGATCCGGCACATCCAATCGAAGCATTGTTAAATAAAAAGCCGAACAATATATACGACGGCTATACGTTTAAATTTATTGTGTTTGCCAATGCGCTGCTCACTAAGCACGGATATGTGGAAATTGTCAGGGATAACAAAAATCAACCCGTCGAGTTGTATCACTTAAAGACAAGTCAAGTTGAATTGAAGCAAAAAGACAACCGGTTGTACTACCTTCACAAAGGTGAGCGTGAGATTAATTATGCTGACGTGATTGATTATAAACCGTATTCTTTAGACGGTGTGGACGGACTATCCATGCTATCTAGTTTGACACCGGATTTGGAAATGCAGAAACACAGTAAGATGTTCTTCGCGAACTTCTTTAAACACGGCACACAAGCCGGTGGCTTACTGAAAATTAAAGGGGTTAACTTATCTAAGGAAGCACGTGAAAAGCTTAGAGAAGAGTTCCAAAAAGCGAATAGTGGCGCAGACAACGCAGGTAAGGTATTGGTGCTTGATGATTCGATGGATTTCGACAAGTTCGAGATTGATACAGAAATATTAGAGCTGATTAATACATCTCAGCACTCTACCGCTCAGGTGGCGAAAGTATTCGGTATACCACTGCATAAATTCGGTATAGAAACATCGAATATGAGTTTGAAAGACAGTATGGCAGATTACTTGCAATCCACACTTTCAACGTATATGAAAGGCATCACATCTGTGTTCGAGTTCAAGTTGTTCCCACGCAGCAGTCGGACAATTCAGTTCGACACTGAGACTTACCGCAAGGTAGACTGGGGCGCTTATACAGAGACCGTAAGCAAGCAGTATAACGACGGAGTAATCACTCTGAACGAATACCGCCGGAAGATAGGTGAACCGCCTGTAGAGGGTGCATACGGCGATAAACACAGGGTGTCGTTAAACTTGGTTGATGCAGAAATCGCAAACACATACCAAGAGAAAATGGCTGATAATCGACTGAAAGGAGGTGTGAATAATGGAGAAGGAAATTAGAGGTGGTATCGGTAATATTGAAATCAGGACTGACGAAGAAAAGGAAAATGAATTATATGCAGAAGGATATGCTCTCGTATTCAATTCGTGGTCTGAGGACTTAGGCGGATTTGTAGAAACCATAGAACCATCTGCTTTGGAAGGCTCTGATTTATCCGATGTAAGAGCTTTATTTAATCATAATGCCGATAAAGTCTTAGCGAGAAGTACGGCGGGAACATTAGAATTAGAAACTGATAACAAAGGTTTGAAGTTTAGATTCAAGCTACCTAACACAAGTTACGGGAAAGATGTTGCCGAAAACTTGCGCAACGGTAATATAAACCAATGCTCTTTCGGTTTCGTTTTAGATGAAGATGGAGACAACTTTGATTATGACGAGAAGCGTAGCATTTACCAACGTACTTTAAAGAAAATAAAATCAGTGATGGATATATCCTTAGTGACATATCCCGCGTATTCTTCAACATCGGCTGCACCTGCTTTAAGAAGTATCGATAGGATAGAAAGCGAATTATTGGAACAACGGCAGATACAGCACGAAAAAGAGAAACTGAAACTAGAGTTAGAATTACTTTAGGGATGTGATCCAGATGAATAAGAATGTTTGGGTATCTTGATTGTCATAAAATGACTCGGAGACGATGAACTCCGTTATCAAAAGCATCCATAAGGCACACCAAATACGGTGGTGCTTATTTTTTATGAAAATTTTAATAGGAGGTTACTAAATATGTCTGTTGAAGAAATCAAAACAGCTATTTCAGATAAGCAAGAAGAACGTAATAAACTACGCGATGAAGCTTTAGCACTTATTGAATCAGATGATGTTGATGGTGCAAAAGAAAAACGCGAAGCAATTAAAGTTTTAGACGAAGAAATTTCAGCGTTGCAAAAGCAGTTAGAAGAGGCGAATGAGAACGAACCAGAAGAAAAAACTAAAGAAGAGGTGACGAATGTGACTGTAGAAGAAAGAGCAATAAATAGAGTGGAAATTCCTGAGAAGGCGACTCCACAAGAAGTGAGAGACTTTAAGAATTATTTAGAAACACGCGCTGACATTCCAGGCGGGTCATTAAAAACGGATTCAGGTTTCGTTGTAATTCCTGAAGAGATTGTAACAGACATCCTGAAACTTAAAGAAGTTGAGTTTAACCTTGACCAGTACATCACGGTTAAGAAAGTGCAGAACGGTTCAGGTAAATACCCTGTTGTCCGTCAATCACAAGTGGCAGCGCTCCCTGAAGTTGCTGAGCTTGCAGAAAACCCTGAGCTTGCAGTTAAGCCGTTCTTCGAGCTTAAATATGATATTAAAACGCACCGTGGTTACTTCCTGATTTCTCGTGAAGCAATCGAAGATGCGAAAGTCGACGTATTAAGTGAGTTGAAACAATGGATGGCACGCACTATTGCTGCGACTCGTAACGCTGCAATCATCAACGTTCTAAAAAATGGCGGACCAGGGGAAGAGGGAGAATCAACTAAGATTCCTGCAGCGACTGTAAAATCTGTAGATGACATTAAGGATGCGGTAAGCCTTAACCTACTCCCGAACTACGAACACAACATTGCGGTAGTATCTCAATCAGCATTTGCAGAAATCGACAAGCTGAAAGATAAGCAAG